TCCAAAAAGTAACTCATAAGTAGGTGCCAATGTTCAAACAACAAGCCGACGGAGACGAAATCTTTCGTTCGATGGAAAAGACTTTGGTTAAAAGCCAGGTGGAAAATACATACGGACTAAGCAAACTAGCCAAAGCTGTTGATTATTTGAACGATGCCGCTGCTATTTTTGAGCGTGCCGGTATGCTTGAAGAAGCCGCTTTAATCACGACAGTCTTACAGGGCCTAGCTAAGGACGTTCAATGATTAAAAAATCCGTTTTTGAGAACGATTTAATCGTTGGAATGCAACAAGAACTACGCAAACAAGCCTCAGGAGAAACTCCTGATTTGGTGAAGGCGGGTGAGTGTTTGCATGCGGCTTTGGAAATTCTAGAAGAAGCTGGATTACAGGTTAGAGCCGAGCAAGTGCTACAAGTCTTAACTAAAATTGCCATTAAGCATCATAAAAAAGACAAGGTTAAGGATCCTGGAAAGCCTCATAATTTCCATATGAAGAACCTAACTCCAGAACGTATGGTAGAAAATCTGAAACATCATGGTACTGTTTTCAATATGGCGGATGACCAAGGTGCTGACAATGCTGATTTCGACCCCGAAGTGGCAGAAGCATTAGACGCCATGAGTGTGGATGATTTGCGAGCAGATGAGTTGTTTGATATGGATATTGCCGATGTTGATGATAACTTAAATATTAACATGGATACTTTGGAAGACTTTGAGGATGAAGTATCGTCTCCTAAATAAGCGCATTAAACTCAAGATATTTTTCATATTTGCGTAGTAGATAGATAGTGGCGTCTTGGTACAGCCAGTCTAAAGACATATGCCTTTTCTTCTGTATCAATAATATCAAAGAAGTTTTCGTTGGATATATATTCTTGTATATGACTGTGGAGTTAGCCGGGTTGAAGTTTTACGAGGAATAAAAATGAAAACAGTTAGAATGCCGAACATTGCGGCTCCAAAAAACTCAATGATTTCAGGTAGTTAATGTTGCGTTTGGTACAAGTCGGAAATACTCTTCCCGTCAGTTTTATATGTGATCCTAGTGCGGAGTTTCAACCAGGGATGGTGGCTGAGCTTACCGTTATTGGTAATCAAGTAATGTGTACCGTCAGTAATGGTACAGCTCCTATCGGCATCATTGACGATATTAAAACCAAAGCTTTTACCAATGTCTCTTGGAATGAAGTGGTTATTGTGCCGGCGATTGGTGTGCCAGGGCCCAACAATACTATCGTTACCCCGGTAGATATCAATTATGCTTTGAGAAGGCCCAATATTGTCCCTTCTAGTTTTAATTCTACTGTTAATGTAGTATTAAATCCAATTAATGGTATTGTTACTTTTGTTTCTGGAACTCAACTTAATTTGGATCTAAATGGTAGTGGAACCCCTAATGCTATTAGAGCGGTAGTTAATTACACTTATCAAGTAGCTAATATTCCAGGTGATGATAGCACACAGGGTTCGGGTCGTATGACAGTATGGTTTGAGCGTATGTTCTTCCAGACTGACCAATACGAAAGCAATCAACAATACCCGGTCCGTGCCAATTTGTACTGTAGCGAAGTGGGCTTCTTGACCACTCGTAGGCCTAGTCCCATTCATCCTGCTATTGCGATGGTGACAGCCCCGCCGACACCGATGAATCCCATGATCGAATGTTTATTTTATTAAGCCCAGAAAATACTTGATATATAGTGTTTTGAGGTCGATCATGACAGGCAAAACACAAGACAATAGAATTCACTATCTCTACCGCATCACTAATACAATTAACGGAAAAATCTACATAGGGCAAACGGTTCAGCCACAAAAAAGATGGAACCAACATAAAAGGGATTCCATTCGTCCGAATCAAGTTCTGCATCATGCTATTAAAAAATATGGCGATAGTGCATTTGAGTTTGAGATAATTGCTGGGTGTCGTTCCTGGGAAGATGCCAACGAAACTGAAACTTTGTTAATTGCTCAATATAATTGTTTGGTTCCTAGTGGATACAATGTGGCGCTTGGTGGTATCAACGCCCCTAAGTCCGAAGCTTGGAAACGGGCTATGCGAGAATGGCATGCCTCTCTTTCACCTGAAGAAAAGCAAAGAAGAAGCAAAATACACTCTGAAAATATGCTAAAGTTTTTGGCTGAAAATGGTCATCCATGTCTCGGTATAAAATGGACCGATGAACAGCGCGCTAGATTAAGTGCCTCGCTTAAAGCCCTAGATAAAGACGCCATTTACACCGAAGAAGTTCGACAACACATGTCGGAAGCTCATCTTGGCATCGTTGATTCGGAAGAAACGAAGCAAAAGAAGTCTGACAGTGCCAAAGAGTCATGGGAAAAACGAATTGATTATACTGATATCAAATGTAGTGCTCCCGATTGCGATGTTTCGGGTAAAGCTAAATACAAAATTATCAATGGTATTCGATATTGTAATAAGCATGGTCTTCGTATATTACGTTATGGTTATTTAGAACTTCCACCGCGCACATCTCACAATAAAGGCAAAACATCGCATAATAGAACGGTATTCACCGAAGAGCAAATTGCGATAATTTTAGCCGATACTCGTTCTTTGGAAAAAATCGCCAAAGACTTTGGTGTTAGCCCAAAGGTTATTAAAAGAGTAAAATTGGAAGCAAATCAGTATGTATAATCAAGCATATTGTATAGTTAAATCGATTTACGAGGCCCGCCTATGACTTATAAACATGTAAAATTTGAGGATTCTCCTATTATGCGTTCCCTGGAAAAGGTGGCACAAGAAAAGGGATTGGTTAAACCAGATCCTCTAACTAAAACTGCGGCAAAGAAAACAGATTTAACTCCTAGCGGTAGCTTGTTGGATAATGTGCTCAAACTATGCGCTGGTTTACGTGATCGTGGTTTTGAGAAACAGGCCAGTGAATTGGAAATTAATCTTCTCAATTACAAACAAGCTCAAACTTTATATGAAACCACGCCTGAAAAAGGTGAAGATTTGGTGCATGCCGCTCATCCACAAGGCAGCCATAAACTAGAGGGTCTTGATGCCGAGAATGATGGGGCAGTGGTGGAAGACATTTTAGATCAACATGCCAAAAATTTGCAAATGATAGAAAAAAAACCTACTGGTAAGTTAGCTTCTATTTCAGAGGCCATCGAGGCAGTAAAGGTAGCTATAGGTGCTCCCCCTTTAGTAGTAAAAAGGGCAGCTAAGGTTTCCCGAGGACAAGAAGTTGCTCCATCTACCACCTCTAATGTGGTAGGTGATATTGCGGGTGTTGCTGGTTTTGCAGGTGGTATTGCCGCTTTGAAATGGCTTTATGGTAAGTTGGTAGCAAACCCAAGTGTGGATAGACAGGTTGTTAAGGCTATACAGCAGGCTTTGGGAAGAAATCTAACTAATGCCGAATCTAATGTGATAATAAAAAAAGTGGTTGATCGTGTTGGTCGTCAAGCTTTAGAAAAAGTTTTTAGTGAAAGTACTACTAAAACTATTGAAGATACTGCGTTTGAAAATGCTATTAGATCCGTAGCAACACCAGTAGCAGAAACTGTAGCTACAGTTGGTGGTGGGGCTGCTGCTGAAATTGGCGGAGCAGCGACTGAAAGTGCTGTTGGTCTTGGTGCAGGCCTCAGTGCTGGACTTACTGGAGCAGCACTTACAGCAGCCGCTACCTATCTTGCCACTTCAGCAATTTATACACACGATTTTTATATAACGGAATTGCGTGCAGCGGGCCAAGCACTTCAGAATGATCTAAGTTATCTGGAAAACGAGCAAGAGTGGCAAAATCAAAGAACAAATGAAATTGCATTTAATAATAGCCTAAAAGGTATCGATTCAGTTTATGAAAAAATGCAGGGCATTGTAGCTCAACCAAAGCCTGAACACTTTCAAGCTCTACAAGAATACGCTGATACTTTACAATATGCCAGTAATTATGCTTATAAGTTATCAGCAGCAGCACGCGCTATTGTTACTGGCGATCAACATATGGCTCCTGGAACTTCTAAAAGTGATGAGGGGTTCTTTGGCTATGTTGGCGATCAATTGCAAACTAGTCCAATTGGTAGGTTAATGGGTAAAATAACACCAGGAGCTTCTAAGGCAGAATATTCTGATGTAATAATTCATGGAGCTAACTTTGTTAATGTGGCTCAACGAGCTTTGGTAGATGTTAGAACTGCTATTCAAACAATTTTACAAAACTCACGACAAGAGGCTGTATCTTCTGTCGATCATGGCGTGGGTGTTGGTGTTGACGTAGGACAACTAAATCAAGCCTATCAAAATGTTCAAAATCAACTAAATGGATATGAAGCTAAAGTACAGGCAGGCAATTCTTCGTATAAGGATCGCCTCCTTCAATACATACAAGGTGCCAGAGCCGAGCTAACCTCCGATCAAAATATGTTTGAGGGCGGTAATGCTGACTTTAAGAACAAAGCAGTCGCCAGCTACACCAATAAATTAAACACTTTCAAAAAAGTATTAAATAACTTCGCACAAACCTGGAAGTTACAGTGAGCACATATGAGTAAACTAAGCAACAAACATATGGTTGAAAAAATCAAAAAGTTGGCATTAGATCCATTTTCCCTAACTGGTCCGGCTCCTAACGCTGCTCCAGGCGCCTCTTCTTTTGTTGGTCCGCCAGCTCCTCCGGGCACTTACACTCCAGCCCCTACTGGTAGTGGTGGGCCTCGTGATGTAGCCAAGATGCAAATGGAATTAAGAAATTTGGCTAATGCTGTCAACAGTCAAATAGCAGCTCCTGCTCCTGGCGCCTCACAACAAGAAAAAAATGAAGCTGATAGTCGTTTAGCTTTTAACAACTTCATTGCGGAGCATTATGTGCGTCCAGCTGGTGGTGTGGAGTTTGATGCCGCTCCATCTCAAACACAGATGGCTAATAAAAACCCCAATCAACCTACCAGGATGAATATGTTGGCGGATACCATGTCAAGAATAGGGGGCTCGTCTAATGAAATATCTGTAGACAACAATTGGGGTCCAAGAACTAATGGAGCCTTACAGGCTGCTGCCGCCTTAGCTGCCGGTTTATTAAAAATGACTCAGGATCCAAATTTCCATATTACTTCACAATTTTATGACAACGCGCAATTAGCACAATTCAAGGATGCAATTCCATATAAAGATACCGATCTCACTCCTCAGGAAAAAATTGAGAGAGCCCAACTTTTAGTGCCCTATATTATTGGTATTAGACACTTATTCAATGAAGTGCAACAACACATTTTGAATAAGCCAGCTTATCGATCTTATATCGAAGGAGATCAAGCCTACCTTACTTATAAAGCTCAACCTACTTCTCAATTAGCCCCTCAACAAGTGGAGGCTCTCAAACAAAAGTTTCCTAATGGATTTTCGGTACCTCTAGATCAACAAGGTAAGCAGAACGCACAGTTTACGGTGGATGATTTAGTGGATTTGCCCTCTCTCAACAAAAAAATTGATAGTGTAAATACGCAATACCAAGTCAAATTAGATCCATATAATACTTTGACGGCTATTAGTAATCAAATTGGTGGGAGTTAATAATATGTCCTTTATTTACAACGATCCAAAATTAATAAAACAGCTAGTCGAACATGGATTAGAGTTTGAGAAGAAGTTTCTCAAAAAAGGTCAAACTGTTCCAGATCCAGCATCGCCTCCTCCAGATATGGCTGCTTTGCAAAACCATATTAAACAATTGCAGGCACAATTGCGCCCACCAGATAAAGATCCCAATGCTCCAGCTGTTGGTTCTCAGAGTGGTAATGATGTATCGTTAGATGTTACCCACCTTAAAAACTTGGGTACCCTAATAGCCTGGTTGGTTAACAATCAAATTGTGATAGATGGTAAACGAGTGGCTTATGCTGCCAATGAAAATGTACAAGATCCTTCCTACCAACTTTATAAGTTAGAAGGCCCAGCCGTAGCTGATACACGAGATCCAAAGGCTCAAAATGTTCAATATAATTATCGTGTCAACAAGGATTTGTTGGTAGCTTATGTGAATAGCGTGCAAGCCCATGCAGCTCAGAACCATAATCCAATTTTAAATGTGCAACTGCAAAATATTATTCAGCAAGCTAACGATCAGTTAGACGCTAATATCAACGCTACTT